GTTGCCAGCGGCGACAGCAGCGGTGCAAGGCGCAGTGCGCCTGGCTGATGCTGCAGCATCTCCGACGGCAATAGTTCGACTATTACCAGTCCCCGTCACCGCAACAGGGGCCGTCCCCGTAATTGACGCGATCCCACCACCAGCAGCAATCGCATCGTTGGTGGCCTTCAGCTGATCAGCAGTCACCACACGGCCAGCAGTACCAGCCGTCACTGCTGCAGCATCAGCCAGGCGCACTGCGCCTTGCACCGCTGCTGTCGCCGCTGGCAACGCCGCAGCATCCACGAGATCGCCAGATGTTTTTGGACTCAGCGTGGTGCCAGTCTTCGACCACACCTGGGCCGCCTGCACACCAGCAGGCGTAACGGCCCGCGTGGTATCCGTGCCAGCTGTGACTTCAGCAGCCGTCGCCAGTTCAACCAAACCTTTGACGGTCTCACTGGCATCTGGCGCCATCGCCACAAATGCCGTGCCGTTATAAACCTTCAGTACCGGCGCTGTCGGCACCGTCGTATCCACCCACAAATCACCCGCAGCAGGCGCTGGTGGTGTTGACGTACCCGCGCTGGTGCCGCTACCTGCACCCTGCCATGCAGTCCCGTCATACACCTTGAAGACAGGCTTGGTCGGTACTGTCGTATCCAGCCATGCCATCCCCGCCGTTGGCGCTGCAGGTGTCGTGGCACCTACCGAAATGCCAGCCAGCTTGCGCACTACCCCCGCCGAATCCTTGATATACAGCGCAGGGTTGGTTGCGTTGATATTTAGGGCAAGCTCGCCTTCTACCAGATCAGCAGGCAGTGGCGCTTTGCCCGCAACGCTGGAATGCTTGAGCTTTAGCTTCACGGACACGGGGTAACCTCCTCAGGCTGCAGGGCAGGCCCATACCGGGCTTCGCCCATCCTAGGTAGGGATACAGCCGCTTAATACCCGCCGCAGTCCAAGGTGGCATCCTGCAGCGTCAATGGCGTCACTGCCTTCACTGCATTCACACCAGCATCCACCTCAGCCTGTGTTGCCAGCTGAATAGGCCCAGCAACAGTTGCGCTAGCGGCAGGCACTGTCTTATTAACCCACTGGCCTGACGCATTGAACTCAAGCGTCTGCCCTGCAACTGGTGCATTCAGCTGCACATCAAGCAAATCATCCAAGTGAGTTGCACCGCCACCGCCGCCACCAGCTGCGCCGTTCAGTGTGTCAATACGCACCCAGCCAGCCGTCGCACCGTTGCAAACGATCCAGTCGCCTGCGTCAAACGTGATGCCGGCAGCGACAGCAGCACCGCTGCCAGGCACATTGCAAACAAAATAGACACCCGATTTTGCATCATTTGCCGCAGGAATCACGTCATTGACTTTGAAACCTTCCTGCGCGCCAAATTGCGTAATGCCTGTGATGACGCCTGTCGCAGCATCAAATATCCCGCAATAACGCAGGTTCTCGGCCGATAGCCTGCCAAAACCAACAGGGAACCACGAGTTCCCGTTAAACATCCGCAGCTGCCCGGTGCTCTCCTGGAACCACAGCGAGCCAATCGGTTGACCACCAACCGATGGAGACGCTTCCTGGATGTAGCTGACGGCATAATCGGCCAGCTTGGTTCGCGTGACAGAGCCATCAGCGAGTAGAGCACTGCCGAATGTCCCTGCTGTGATCTTTGCCGCATCCAGTGCAGGGATATCGGCAGCCGTCAGCGCAGCCTTGACTTCACCATCTGCCGCGACAGATAAGCCGCTGCCAACACGAACAACACCAACGGCCAGCTTGGTGGCAATTGGCATATCGGCGCCAGTCAGCGCCCGCCCGCCAGTTACCAGGCCCTTCGCGTTATAGGTAACGACAGGGCTTGTCCCAGGCGCGACGGTGTTGTCAATGCTCAGCCCACCAGCGGCAACAATCAAGCCCCCATTGGCAACAGGCTTGCTGACACCTACATCCGTGCCAGTCGCCAGTGGTAGATCGGTGCCAACTAGCCCGCGAAACGTGGGTTTGGCATTTGCGCCCGTGACAGGACCAGCCAGCACAACAGCAGGCGATTGCGCAGCAAAGGCAGCCCCAGACAAATCACCCGCCATCTTCACGGCGGTCACACCGCCATCCTTCAGCTCTGTCGTCCCAACAGAACCAGCTGCCAACCGATCGCCAGCAATTGTGCCCGCCGCGATCTTCGCCCCAGTGACTGCACCATCCGCCAGCTTTGGCGTTGTGACAGCACCATTGGCAATAGCAGCCGTATCCACGGCGTCGTCAGCCAACTCGCTAGCCGTAATGGCATTAGGCGCAATCTGCGCAGCCGTAATCGTGTCGCCGGCAATTTTGGCTGCCGTAACAGCTCCAGCAGCAAGCGCAGCAGTATCAACAGCGTTATCAGCTAGCTCGGAAGCCCCAACAGCATCTGCCGCGATATTGGCCGCCGTGATGGTGTCGGCAGCAATCTTTGCCCCAGTGACTGCCCCCGCCCCAATAGCAGCGGTATCGACCGCCCCATCCGCCAATTCTGATGCGCCGACGCTCTCTGGGCCAAGCTCCAGGGCCGTGATCGACCCCGCAACGATCTTCGCCCCAGGAATCGACCCGACAGGCAAACTACCAATAGCCGCCTGCACTAGCGCCGCTGGCGTGATCTTCTTCGTTTCGGTCGTTGAAACGTCAGCAATAGGCAGCTGATCGCTGGCCCCATCAACGTCTGCAGCCAATAGCGGCTGCAGCTGTGAAATCCGAAGGTCAGCCACGAACCACGCCTACGCAGTGCTAGAAGCCAGTTTAGGCGCCTAGGTCGTCCCTGCTTCCAGCTGCAGTGGCAGCCCGTCTTCGCTCAGGATTCTGTCGCCCGCTCCCTGCTCTTGCAGCAAGTAGTCAGCAATAATCTCAAATCGCAGCAAGATCGGTCCAGTCGTCACGAAATCAATCTTGCTGTGGATCGCCTCGGGCGCTTCAACTGAAACCCCAACCTCGGTGATGACGCAATCACACTCGTAGAACAGTTCTCGCTTCTGGCCTGCCTTGCTTAAAAGCGGCTGCAATGGCTGCGTTCCGCCAGACTTCAGCAGGAAAACACCCTTAAAGCGGCTGCCGATCTCCTGCCGCAATACCAGCTGGTGCAGGTAGTTGGGCATCTCAACCGATGGGTTGCTTTCAATCAGGGGGTCGCATGCCCTCGCCTCGTAGTCCCAAAGGCAATCGACGGTCCCAGACCCGCTAACCATCGTCCCCATCTGCTGCTTGAACCCATCTCCCAAGCTGCTCAGATCAGCAACCTCTCGGTTGGTATTCAGCTCGAAGCTCAACACCTGCCCCAGCATGTTGTCGTTAACGTTGGTGATCTCAACGCTCACGCGATACGCGGCGCTGGGAACCGTCAGCGCAACGGCCTTGCTCGCGTCACCCGTAACCGCATCACCCCAGTCCTTAAAAAGCCTGATTCCACCAACAGGGTCAATGTTTGCGTACCACCGCCCGTCAGGATGTCGCTGACCATCTGACCACCCGCTAGGGGCTACGAAATCCAGCAAGCCACTAGCCACCTGCCCCTGTTCATCAATCCGACGGATCCAAATGGCGTCGCCTGTAATCAGTGACGTGACAGGCCGATCAAAGCCAAACCGCCGATTGCCAACATCAATATCAGAAGGCTGGATCCGTGCGTAAATCCGCTGCCCGCCAGCCGTGCGTTGCAGCCGTATCCCGCCAGAAGACCCAAGCCAAACTGCCATCAGCCCAGGGCCATCGTGGTCAGCGGACCTGTCACCGTAAAGCTAACCGTCGCCTGCACCACTTCCCCAGCGCTGGCACCAATCTCAACGCTGTTCAGCTTGGTGTTAAATGACAGCTTCCGCGCTGCTGCCCCGCCGGCAAAATTCAGCTCGATCGTGTGAGTCAACTCCGAAGGCGTGGCAGTGGTCCTCAGCACATCACCCATCAACCCAGAGCTAGCGATCTTGCCAGCGTCATCCTCGTAATAGAAGATCTTGGCGCTACCGCTGAACGATTGCACCCCGTAAATAAAGGTCTTGGCAAAATCCCCCAAGCTGGTCGTCTCAAGCGTGTCCGCCTGGGCGTTCAAGCTCCATTCAGACACCTTGGCCACCTTGGTGCCATCAAGCAAAAGGCTGCCATCAATACCCGTATAAGTCTTGGCCATCAGGCGACGCCAACCAGAGAAACGCTTACCGTCAGGATACCTGGGGCTACAAAGTCAAGCTGCGGTGGCCCTGCGTAGCGCCAACCATTGGCAGACGGCTTCGCATCCGCACCGTTTGACCATCCAGCCATCACGTTGGCTGGCAGCTCAAAGGCCAAGAACGACCCCATCTGACCCTCGTAGTGATCGGTGACCTGCTTTGCCACAGCATCCGACACATTGGAAAAGCCAAGGGTCAGGCCTTGATTCGTCGCTCGATTCGCGTGCAACACCCGCGTCTCTGTACCGCCCATCGAGACAAAGGTGCTGATTGGTCGCTGACCAGCCGTCCAACTACGTGCCGATGGCTTGAGGTCTGGGAAGGCTGCCATCAGTTTGCGATCGTGGCCCCGCTGGTCAAATCTAAGGCGATCTGCGACCTGCCACCGCTATCTAGGGGGAAATGAACAGCCGTGACAGTGATCTGGCCGTCAGGCGCTTCGTTCAGGCTGTCTACTTGATACAAGATGCGTTCTGCCGTTCCCGTACCAGCACTGGTGGTCTGCGTCAGATCAATGGCAATGATCACCCCAGGCGCCAACCGAGCAGCCTGCGGCCCTGTGTCAAAGGAAACCGTATGCGTCACCCACCGCCGCGTGGCCAGGATGTACCTGGCTGCCATGACCGCATGGTCGCGGGAGACGCAAAACTCGCTCATGTCGTGCTGTTCAAACGGTCCAGACAAGGCTTGGCCTGAGTAGCGCACCTCTGTGGTCTTGATGGTGCCAATGCCGTTCTCAGGCTGATCGCGGTAGACCATCACCGCGCAGAACGGCTTACGCAATGCCGCCTCGGTATAGGTGCGGCGGTAAGTGCCTGCAGTGATGTCATCCACCGTGAAGACCATGGCTGGGCTGATCTGCCCTGTGTTCAACGTGCCATCGGCGCTAACGGGCAGCGCAGGATAGACGCCATACTTCCCATCAATTTGCCTGGGGTAGCAAAGGAAGTAAGGCGAGATACGCCCCAGCCATTCCCTAAAATTGACCGAAACGTTCAAAACACCGTTAAACCACAATCCATATTTGGCAGTGAACAACGCAGCTGTTCGCAGTGCATCCAAGTCGATCTGCGCCGTGTTCAGCATCCCCGCCAGCTCCATCAGGTAGCGGACCAGATCAGGGAACAAGTTGCTACTGGCAACAGCGTCGCCTGCCAGTAACTGCTTCACCTGCGCGCCTTCCCTAATGAAGGCATGAATCTGCAGGAAGTAATCAACGCCCAACACAGGGCGAATCAAATCAATGCTCCCCTTGGCGCCTAGAAGCGTCAGGTTTTGAAACAACGACGACGAAACGCCTGCGGGCGGCTGCCCGCCGATTGAAACGCTCAAAATCTCGATGACTTCATCAATCTTGAACGACTCACGGCCAGAGACCCCATCACCGCTCACGTTGCGAATTGTCTGGCCGTTTAACTTGGGAATGTTGTCCTGATATTTCCATGCTTGAGCTTGGTTGTATGCCGTGTTGAGTTCGCCTCTTTCTGTAGGCGTTAAGCCGCTGACCCATCGGTTGGCTGGATCCTCGACGGGCACATAACTATTCAAGTTGCCGCTACTGCGCTCCGCGTATTTTTGCCCAATCTCGACGGTGTATTTATTCGGCGGCAACCCCGTGATTGCAATTGTCGCAGTCCCGTTCCCCAGCCAAGCCTCTCCTGTTTTTACAACTGCCCCAGTGGTCGCATTTTTAACGGTGTACGTGTAGCGAACTTGGCTGTAGACGGCAACGCTCCAGTTTCTGTTAAACACACTGTTTGTGGAAACCCTGTAATAAGGGATCGTTTGCCCCTGCCAGGTGCTGGTTGATATGATGTCCATCGGGCAGCCTGCAGAGCGAAGCGTGCCGATATGTTGAGACTTTAGCTTGTTGAACTGAGTGGCATCAGTAGGTGGAAAGTTGCCGTAATACTCGCCATACCAGTAGCCGCTGTTCTGCAAATAGCTATTTGTATTCAGGAAATTACCGCTCTTGGTAAATACGCACTCGCCAGACACGTTCAGCCGTATTTCAGTTGCATACGTTGTCTTTGTTGTAAACGTCGCAACGCCTGACGCATCGCCAGGCAAGCTCGGGCCTGGGTAGCTTGTCGCCTGGTCCCAATTGACCGACCCACCACTGCCAGCTGTAATGTCCAGGCAAGGTGGCACCGCCTCATAGTTGCTACATATCAGCCCGCCAGTGATCGACGAATAATTTGCCGCCCCGTAGTACACATCGCCTGTCGCAATACTGCCAAGCCGCCCTTGGCTTGCCAGATACATCAAACTGATGTTTGGCTTGACATAGCCCAGCTGCAACAGCACAGGCGAAATCCATGCCCCGCCAACGCCGTTAACACGGTGACAAAAGACAAGAGGCACCGTATCGCCAATCTTCCCCAGCAGCTGCCGTGACGCCAGATCGTTATCGTTGACTACCTCATCACGCCGCTGCACAACAGACAGCGCACGGCTTGCGTCTTGCGGGTAGATGCGAACGGCAAGCGTCATATCTGAGGCATTGAGCCAACTAGGGCCGAGGTGATCTTACGGCCCGGGATCTGGGCCGTAAGCGCATCAATGCCGGCCCCTAGCTCAAACGTGATGGTCACCATATCCGTTGACACGCTCAGCACTTCACCAATGAACCGCGACGCCACTGTTTTTGATGCTGCGTTGGTCGGGTCGCTTAAGCGATAAACAATTGACTCGCATAGCCACTGGTCGCCAATGGCCGTTTCCATAATGCCAAGCAACGATGGCTGCGCTGGCATCTCAATGGTGATGCCATTCTCATCAGACGAGCGATTAGTCAATACACCACTGGACCTGAAACCCTGGTACGCATGCCCATCGACGGCTTGATCAATAAAGTAGTTTTGCCATTTCAGGAAGTCCGTGCCCCCCTTAAAGAAGCGCAGATACTGAACCAGCGCAAACGAGCCTGCCATCAGATGCCTGCATAGCGCCTGGCCTGAGGCGACCGCGACAGCGTTTTAAGCGTCTGGTTGACAGCAGTAGACAGCAGCCCAGGCACGTCACCTTTGCTGATGTAATCGTTGCCGCCCATGCTGACCACACTGCCGCTGTAGTTAACGTTCACGCTGGCGGTTGTTGGCACCACGCTGGCGCCACGTTGACCAGACGCATAGCGTCCCATCGCCTGATCCATCTTGCTAGCTGGGATGATGTACTCAGGCTCTCCGCCTTCGCCAACAATGGCCTGGGTTGGCTTGGTGACGTAGCCGCCGTCGGCATACCTTGGCAGCTTGACCGGCTGCGCCATTGGCATCGTCGGCAGTTTCAACGCAGCCAAGGCCCTATTGGCAAGCGCAATCAGGGCATTCATCGCCCCGATAGCTGCGTTGATTTGCAGCTCCACATAGCCAATGACGCCATTGACGACAGCCTTCACCACACCCATCACCGCGCCCATCGGCCCTGAAATTGCCTGCGCGATATTGGCGCCAAACTGTTTGCCCGCCTCCCAGACCAGATTGAAGGCGTCCACATACGGCTTCACAAGCAACGTATAGGCAAACTCTGCAAATGGCTTGAGTATCTCCCAGACCTTAAGCACGAAATCTTTGATCTGGTCGCGGAACGTCCACAGCGCGATGCCAGCCGCAACCAGCAATGCAACCCAACCGACAGGGCCGGAGAGAACACCAGCGACAACACCCAACACACCAGCAAGGCCGCCACCACCAGCGAGCACACCAATCACAGCCGACACCGCACCTGCAATGGCAGCAAATGCAGGCCCCACAGTGCTGACAACTGTCACCAGCGCCCCAATCGCTGGCGCAATAATCACCAATGCGCCCAGCACCAATGCCAACACAGCGATCACCTGCCTAACAGGTGCAGGTAGCTCACCAAACTTCCGCACCAATCCAGCCAACGCCTGCACCAATGGCGTAATCGCAGGAAGGATGTCTTTCCCAACCCCTGTCTTCAGGTCTTCAAGGGCTGCATTGAATTGCTTGTAGGCATCCGGCGGCGGCGGCTGCAGCTTTTGCAGCTCAGCTGCTGCCTTGATCATGATCTCCGTTGTGATCTTGCCCTCTGCCCCTAGCTCTTTCACCTGGGCCGCACTGACGCCCATCACCTTGGCGACGGCCTGCCCAACAGCAGGCATACGCTCCATGATTGAACGCAACTCATCGCCTTGTAGCTTCCCGGAGCCCAACGCCTGGCTCAGCTGCAGAAAGACACCTTCCGTGTCCGCCGCCGTCAAATTCATGGTTGCGGCAGCCTTATTGATGCCAAAGAACACCGTCTCGATGTCCTTCATTGCAACGCCTGTTGGCCGCAACCTCCCATACAAATCAGCTACCCCCTTGGCAGCAGTCGTCTGCCCCAGGCTGAACTCTTTTGCGGCACGCGCTGCAACGCTTTGAATCGCGCCCACTTCCCCATATTGACCAGCCAACGCCTGGATCGTCTTACCCGTCCGCTCTGCTTGCAGGCCAGCCTCGGCAAATTGCTGGACAACAACGCCAACGCCAAGACCAGCAAGAACTCCGCCCAGTGACTGGAAGCCGGAAATCGCTCCGCCAAGCCGCGTCTTCACATTGGCGAATGCCGTACCGATGCGACTACCAGCTTTTTCGCCGGCGACGCCAGTGGTTGTTGCCTGCGTCCCCACGCCGCGCAACTTTTCCGCCAACCCATTGACCTGATCAAGGCCAACAGTCCGAAACTGGAGGTCAACGGCAAATGTGGTGGCCAACTGCTGCCCCTACCTAGGGCTCAGTCTATCGACGCCTAGCGGCCCTCCTATCGGCCGCTTCTTGCTGCAGCCGCTGCATCTCCATAAAGGCAGCCCATCCCACCAACTCCTCAGCTGTCATCTTTTGCTGGATCTCTGCCACCGTCATCCCAAGCCGTTCGGCCAGGACAAACGACAGCACTAGCTCCGCGTCCTTTTCGAGCTGGGGGCGGAGGATTTTGGGTCCAGCTGCTCTCCACTGTTGTCTCCGTCATCCGCTAAGGCCACAAGCAATGCCTCCACGGTCTTGGCGGCCAATGAATTCCGCAATTCGACAATCTCGGCGGGAGCGAACAAGGCCTGCCCGTTCTCGTCTCTTGCCTTTGCAATCAATAGCTGCAATACAAAATCGGTGTCATCACCCTTGGCTGCCTTTTGTGCTCGCTGCCGTTCTGCCAGCGTCAGCGGCGTCATCCAGAAGCTAAAAGGCTCGCCACCAGGGAGCATCACAGCCTTCTCGACCAGCTCCATCGACACGGCTGATCGCAGGCGATCAATAGCCCTTTCCATTCATTTGTTGCGACTCGCTATCAATCATAAGCAGGCGTAGGGGGAGTGTTCACCCTCCCCGCAACGCCCTGGCCGGAGTCACCACAGCCACCCCTATTCTGCCAGCAATAAAAAAGACCCCCGCATGCGCAGGGGCCTGGGGTGGGGACTCCCCCATTCTGCTCAGTCCAGCTTCACGCCAAATAGGGCGGTAGGCTGGGCGGCCAGGCTGAACTTCACTTCGGCTTCAACGATGTCGTCAGTGTTGACGCTAACGCTCAAGCCGCTAAGGCTCACCTTTGCCTCGATGTAGTTAGACGAGGTGTCATCAAGCGCTCCACCAGTGCCGTTAACGGCATTGATGTAGAGCTTGACATCAGCCACGCTGTTACGGGCCATCGAGTTGGCCAATAGGCGGTTGGTCAGGCTGCCCTGGCCGGATGTAAACACCACGGTCATGCTGCCTTCACCAGAGGCAAAACCAGCCTGGCTAGTGCGGAAGCTGGCATAACGCGAAGCAGCGCCGCCCGTCTTACAGGGCAGCGTGGTGGTGTCGATTGACTCCCGCGAAAGGTCGAGGCTCCACTCTTTGACACCGCAAAGCGCGTCAACAGGTTTGTAGGCAATGTTGACGTGACCAGCCGAGTCAGACCCTGCGGTCAGCGTCGCAGTACCAGCAAACGCAGTGGTTGGCGCTACAGCATCAATTGCCGCACCACCCACCGCAGCAGTGCCGCCGGTCAGGCTCAATGAGCCAGCAATGGCGGTGTAACCAACACCAGGTGTGGTGACGGTGATCGCGGTGGCAGCCAGCGCACCACCAGCCGGGACAACAACGGTGGCCTTGGCGGTCACGTTGGCACCTTGCTTGATGCTGACGTTGTTGTAAGTGCCAGGGGTGTAACCAACACCAGGGGTTGTCGCAGTGATGCTTGCAACCCCAGAGCCAGCACTGCCGCCATCACCATTCAGCGTGATGGCAGTGCCGCCCTTGGTGGCAGACACCTGAACCTTGCCAGGCGACAGGGCAACGATGTAATAGGTCGTACCCGCTGTCAAAGCAGTGTCAACCTTGCCACCAGCTTCAACCGTGAAAACAACAGGATCGCCGACCTTGTAGTCAGCATCTGGCGGGACGGTGATGTCAACGCCAGCAGGAAAATCAGAATGATCCTTTAGACACCATGTGGTGCCCGCAGGCGAGAACATCACAAGGCCGTCTTGGCCTGTGATGCTCGTCTGTGAACAACTGATCGGCACTTGAGTACCTCAGATAAACGACAGGCGGGGGCGTCTGTCGCCAGCGGGGGCTCTGGCCTACTCAGGCTACGCGA